CAGAGCCGCCAAATGCGGAAACTAGCCGAGGGCGCCCATTAAATCTGATATGAGCGGCTCGTTCCTCCGGATTAATATTTTCGTTTGGAGGTTTGCGCGCCTTCGTATACCCGAGAGGAAATGGCCGCACGTAACAACATTGCTGCACCAACGATTGAGGAGCTTGAAGAGCTTCTGGGGTTCCCGCTGGAGGACGCCCCCCGCGCGCCGGAGCGTTATGACGCAGCGGGTCAAGTGGTCGAGGCTGCTGCAGACCTGCAGCAGCTTGGCCGGTTCGTCGTGAACCCCGCTACAGGGAGGCTGGTGGCGCGTGATGGGAGGATCGGGAAACAGGTGGTCGCTGCATATAAGGCCGCCGCCATTGCAAGGGGAGATGCTCTGCCGGTCGGCAGGATTCCGCGAGTGGCTGCTCCTAACGCCGACGTGGTCCTCACCCACCAGCATGGCGCGTATCGAGTCCTTGATGTGAGGCTGCGGGGCGCGGATCCCCAGACCACTGGAGAGTGGGCCGCAAGGCTCGCTGCTGCGAGGCGGCTTGTCCCGGGCGCGAATGACGCCGCCCGAGATGCAGCGTTCCGGCAGATCGTCGTCACCTTCAGGAATGAGGAGGGGCAGGTGGCTCGGCGCGCGGTGACCGCGAAGACAGCGAGCGCCATCAAGAAGCAGATTGAGGAGTTTAGCTTCGGCAACCCCACCCACGGTTCTGATGTGATCCTGGAGGGGTACGCGCCAGTCGTCAATGAGTTCCAGGTCGGATACGTGGCGGCGCCCAATGGCGGTCACTCGCCGCTGAGCTTCAAGGGCGTCAGCAAGAGGGCCGGCCTCCCTCACCCGCACTTCGATCTCGTCGACCTCGCGGCGAAGACGACGCAGGACAACTGCCTGTTCGCCATCTTGAAGGCGGTGGCAGCGGCATATGGCCTGCCGAAGGTGACCGCGAAGGCTTCAACCCTGAGGGAGCGCTACAACATCCCCGACGGACCGATCGCAGCCGAGAAGGCTATCATTGACGCTCTCGCAGCAGAGTTCGGGATGCGCATCCTGATCACGACCGGAGTGGAAGCGACGCCGGACGCGGAGAAAGAGTTCGATGACAATCCCGACCGCGCTTCGAACCGCAACCTATGCGTGGGAGCCCAAGCCTATCCGCAGATCATTGTCGAGGGCGGCGAGGAGAACGCCCCCGAATGCATGATCTACGTTGACAACGGTCACTACTGGTACGTCCGCAAGCTACTCGAGCCCATCGCGATCTGCCCCATCACGGGAGACATCACTGACCCAAGCAGCCCGCGCTCGGCCCGCGAGATCAGGGCGAGGGTCATCGCTCAGGGCCGCGACTGGTATGGAGACGCCCAGCCGAAGGTCCTCAACGGCCCAGACAAGCGCCGAGTCTACAAGAATCGGGTGATCGTCTTCGACTACGAGACCGTCTACACGAGCGAGGGACGCCTTGAGCCATATGCTTTGGGGTATTACGTCTTCGACCCTGAGACATCTGGCGATGACTTCGGCCCCGTCAAGGATGCCGCCGGCGCGAGGCTCCTGTTCAGGCGGGAGAACGAGCACTGGTCGCGTCTCACTGGGACTTTGCTCGACGAGATCCTCGCCGCGCCTGACAACATCCATTACACGCTTGTGAGCTTCAACGGCTGCCGATTCGACCACTTCCTTCTGGCCGCCGCTGCGCTTGAGCGCGGACTGCTCAGCACCAGCAGCGTCTTCGCGACCGACGCTGGTATAAGGTCGCTGAGAATCGGCCGGCACGCCACGCTGGATCTGGCCAAGATTGTGACGGGGACGAGCCTCGACAAGGCGTGCGAGGCCTTCTCGACCTCCCCCCGCAAGGTGAAGGGGTTCTCGCACCTGATTCCGCAGCGCGCGGCGGAGCAGGGGAAGCTCCAGGAGTGGCTGCGCGATAACCGGGAGCAGCTCGCCGATTACCTCAGCGGTGACGTCCTCAGCCTGGCCAGCCTCTACATGAAGGTCCGCGCGGCCATTCGCGCTATCAAGCCTGGGGTAGACATCGCTGGTCCTGAGGCAGTGCAGACTGCCGGCAGCCTCGCTTGGCTGCTGATGTCCTCGTCTTGCGCGATCCCTAACCCGGTGTCATCACGGGAGGTCGATGATGAGATTCGGGGCGCGATCACGGGAGGACGTGTGCAGGTCTACGACTCTGTGGACAGCAAGCCTGTTACGGTAGAGGGCGAGCCGCTCCGAATGGTGGACTTCGTCAGTCTGTACCCGACGGTCATGGCCGCGGTGGACCGAGCCCAGGAGTGCTTCGAAGACCGGCATGGCTGGGGGCTGTTCCCTAGCGGCAAGCTAAATGGCGACCCAACCCGGATTGCCGGCTACGCAGGCCCAGGGATTGTCGGAGTCTACAAGGTCACCGTGAAGTCCCAGCCAGCCCCTAACGTGCTCCCTAAGCGCGGCGAGACTCTCGACTGGTCTTTCCGTGGGGAGTTCGATACTCAGGCGACCCACTGCGACATCGAGCTGATACGCGAGGCCGGCGGAGTTGTTGAGGTGCATTCAGGGCTTGTGTGGCCTGTCGCGCGGCGGGATCTCTTCCGCCCCTTCATCCTCCAGCTCGCCCAGAAGAAGAACGAGCAGGACGAGCTAAAAAAGGCGAAGTCGCCCGACTACAACCCAGCCCTCAGAGAGCTCTACAAGCTTCTGATGAACTCGGCGAGTGGAAAGTGCGCCCAGCAAAACTTCGACGATGCCGTCGAGCTCGCGGTGGGAAGCAAAGCGCAACTTGCCGCAGAGAACAGGATGTCCCGCGACCATCCGGTGCAGTGGGTGCCTATCGGCGGCGAGGCCTGCCTACTCATGGGGAAGAAGCCTGCAGAGAAGGTCTATAGCAGGCGTGCTGCGAAGCCCAGCATCCTCGCCGTGCTCATCTACAGCTACAGCCGGGCCCTCCTATACAAGACCCTTCTGCAGCACAACTGCCTGTACTCCGACACAGACAGCGGGGTGTTCCGGTGCAGCGACTACGACGCCATCAGGCGGTCCTTCCCTGGACTGGATCCGACAGGCCGCGCAAAGGAGCTCGGGGACCTTGAAGAAGAGCTTGGCCCTCACGCAGTGGCGCGCGCGTACTTCATGGCGCCCAAGGACTACGCGATCTTCACCTTCGATGCGGACGGCAAGCAGGTGGCGGCAAAGCTGCGCATGAAGGGGGTGAATCAGCGGTCCGACCGCCTGGTGATCTGCCCGCCGAAGATGGTTGAAAGCTTGACGCTCATCGAGAAGGCCGATGAGTACAACGCCGCGGTAAGTGAAAAGACGGTCTCACTCGCGGCTGACCCCGAGCAGTTCTTCAGGAGGCGAGCGCAGGGCGAGACGCTATCGGTTCTCTGCTCGCAGCTCACGCGTACGTTCAAGGATGGGGACAAGCCCTTCGCCCTCGAGCAGCGGTTCCTAGTGAAGACGTTCAACGCCCCCTAGCAGAACAATAATTATGCGACGAGATTTTTTCGTCGCTAAGTATACCAGGAGGACAACCATGGACATCGATGATCTCAAGAGCCAGCTCGCCGAGGAGAAGGCCGCGCGTGAGAAGCTAGAGGTAGAGGTCGCGGAGATCGACCACAACCTCGCGCTCGAGCAGACGAAGGTCGAGGAGCTCGGAAAGGACCTTGCCGAGGTGAAGAAGCTCTGCCTCGAGCTCAGCCAGCTGCTGACGACGCTGACTGAGCAGGCCGAGACGCAACTAGGGGACAAGGAATAACCCATGGCCCTCTTTTCCATCCGTCAATACACACGATGATCGGGCTCCTTGCTGCCGCCGTAGCGAGGCTTAGGGAGCTCTTCTGCAGCCCTTACAGCCAGAGCCTCTCGATGAGCCTCGACTGCTCGGGCTGCTGCGCCGATAGCAGTGTTCACCCCCTTGACGCGCAGCAACAGCCGGAAAAGAGGGACTTGCTCGTCGAAACGAGTTGCTGCAGCGGGAGCTGTCGGATAGTGAGCCGCACGAGACAGCACGGCGCCCCTACTCCGGCTGGTGATAGCCCAATGATAGGGGCGACGGCGTTCAGCGGCTCTAGCGCACCGAGAACTGAAGGGCATAGCCCCCAGTGAGGACCCAGTCGGCGATGAGCTTCTGCCCGACCTGCCCGGCGGCTTTGACGTACTTGCCGGTGGCCGGATTATGGACGAGCACCTCCTTGCCCGCGGCAGTAGCGGCGCGGATGTCGTCCAGAGTGGGGGAGTCGGGATCGTCGACGTCGACCTGCTGGCAGCGGATCTCAGCAATGTCCGACTCCGTCGTAGAGATGTTGTCGGGTCGGGCGACTGCGGGAGGGCGAGGCGCAGCCGCGGGCGCGGGCGCAGCAACGACAGCAGCCGCGGGCGCAGCCACCGCCGCACCGGCCAGCCCCAACTTGGCGAGCGCGGCCTGAAGGGTCTCGGCTTCCCGCCGGGCCCGATCGGCGATGAGGGCGCACTTGCTGCAGGCACCTCCAGCAAGGGAGGTCCATTTTCCGCAGACGCACGCGCTATGGGATGTCTTCCCTGTGTGGGCGCCGCAGCGGGTGGAGCCGGGGGCGGCCCGGACGCCACACTTTTCGCCGTTTCTTTGAATGTAGTCGCACTTGGTAGCCATGGCTATACAAGCCTCGTAGAAAATGGCTCGAAAATATTTACATAGACCAGGCGGTTAGTTGCGCTGACCCATGAGGGCGGCCTTGGAGGCGCGCCCGTAGCCCTGCATGGCTGCGATGTCCGAAACGATCTTCGGGGCCCCGAACTCCACGAGGCCGCGGCTCACCAGATGCTCCTTCTTGGCGATGTCCTTGAGGGCGTGCGCGCCCTTCTTCAGGATGTCGATGAACTTGCGGTTCACCTTCCCGCCGTAGATGTTGCTCGTCGGCACGTTGAAGTGCTCGGGGAGGGCGACGCCGGAGGCCTTGACGCGGACGACATCCTCGGGCTGGAGGACGTCGATGTTCGTGATGGCAGAGTTGAGGCCCAGGTCGATCGTACCGTCGCTGATGGTGGCCAGGTAGACCATGAACGTAGACGCGTTGCCGCGGGTGCTCTTGGAGAGGTTCGTCACGCTGATGCTCATCTGGAGCTGCTTCGAGGTGCCAACGGAGACTGCTTCTGAAGAGTTGTCGAGGCCGAAGTCACGCCCGAACTCACCGATGAAGATCGAGCCGGTGCTGTTGTTCCACTGCTCAAACGACATGCGGAGGCCGTTCGCGCGGGAGATCTCGTACAGCTGCTGCGTGTTCGCGCCGGCGTAAATCCCGTTTTGACTGGCCCAGGTGAGATTGATCGAATCGATGCGGAAGTAGCTGTCGCTGTACACCTCGGAGGGGGCGGAGGTCGGGAGGTCGGCATCCTGCAGAGCCTTGACCCAGAGCATGAAGCGGCGGGGGATGTACGCGAGGGTCTGCGACTGCGTCGTGATGTTTTGCGGCGTGGTCACGCCAGGCAGGACGGTCTGGTTGTTCGTGAACGTGTAGACGTTCATCACGTTGTAGCCGTACGAGATCACGTCGGGGATCTTCTCCGTGATGTCGGGGGTGAGGAAGCGCAGGAGGAGATACGCGGTTGGATTGCCCGTCATGGTGATGGACTGGATCATGCCGGGACAGCCCGCGACGGCCGCCTGGTCGGCGAAGGTGGCCCCGGGCCAGATGTCCCCGGCAGGGAACACGTGAGACCAGATCTGCCGAATGGTGTTGGTGAAGTTGCAGGTCACGTTCATGGTCTGGATCCCCATGAGCGCCAGGGCGTCGTCGTAGCGGCTCCCGCAGCCGAAAGGGGTGACGAGAAGAGCTTCGGTCGTGGTCAGCGTCAGCGTAGCCGTGGTGAGCGTGCCAACCGCGACGACCGGGTCGACGTAGTTGGTGATCTGCCAGCCCCCGCGTGTCTCCCGACCCTGGGAAGAAAGGCCGTTCGAGGTGAGGGGGTCCTTACCGGGCCCGGTGTTCTGGGCCGCCTCCCAAGGCACACGGCTGCTGGCGGGGGTGTTGCGCCAGGGGTCAGTGTAGCTGTTGGTGTAGTCGGGCATGCTGGGGAAGGTCGACATGTCGCGATCGAGCTCGTCCCAATCAAGGCCGCAGCGCATGAGGGGGTCGACGACCTGCCACGAGTTCAGGCTCGGAGTCGCGTTGTTGAGCTGGACCGCGATGTTCGCGATGATCGAGTTCAGGGGCGCCCTGCGGGGAGCGTCCAGCGAGCCCAGCTTCAGGAGGGTGCCAGTGTTGCCAGCGAGCCCAGTGAACGTGAGGTTGAAGGATACCTGCATCCTGACGTCGCGCCCAAGGGCGACGCCGGCGGGGGGCTGGAACGACCAGCTCAGGCCGCTGGGGGAGGAGTTCTGGCTCGCCAGTTGCTGCCATCGCTGGTATTTGGCTCCCTCGGTCACGGGGAACGAGGCCTTTCGGGTGAAGTCGACGGCGGGGTCGCGGCTGAGGTAGAGGTCGAGGCCTTTGGCGGTGAGGGACATCGTGCTTGCGTGCTGCTATACCCTCCGCCGAAAAACACCGGCGAGCTAAATCTGCACCCGCTATAGCAATCAAAATGTCGGGGGCCCAGAACGTCTACGCGAATGTGACCCTGTCCAACCTGGCCGATGGGGCCCAGCCGGTCCCCCTCAAGCTGAGCACGACTCTCCCCTCCGACATCATCAAAAACAGCGACTCTTACTTCATCAGCATTGCCCGGTGGAACCTCGATGGTGGCGCCTCCCTGCCGATCTTCATCTGGCCCACACCCGGCCAGGGGAACGACATGTTCGTGACTCTGGCCTACGGCGGCGCGTCCGTGACCCAGATCCTCCTGTACCCTGGCTATGACGGCTGGGGCCCGAGCACGGCCGGATTTCCGACCAACAGCATCTACAGCTACGGGACCTTCGTCAAGGCCGTCAACACGGCGCTGACTACCGCCTTCACAGCTCTCTCCATGTCTACGCTCCTTCCGGGAGGAGCGACCGCGCCGTCGATGTTCTGGAACGGGAACACGGACAAGTTCGATCTGCTGTTCGACGGGTCCTACCTCGAGAGCCACGCGCTGCCGAACCGGATGCAGCTCTACATGTCGAACAACCTTTACCGTCTCTTCCAGAACTACGAAGCGACCCTCTTCACCAACGGGGGCCCTGTCCCCATCCCCGCCGACCCCACCCAGCCGCAGTTCCTCATCCGCGTCTACGACCAGTCCGGCATGAACTCCCCTCCCGTCGCGAACATCCCCGCGGGCAAGTACCTCATGACGCAAGAATTCGCGAGCCCTGGGCGCCTCAGCTACTACAACGGCGTGGCGACGATCAGAATTAAGTCGAACACCCTGAACGCCCGCTTCGAGTACATCGTCGGGATTGACGCTAGCCTCCAGGCGACCTCCGCGGGGAGCGCCATCCCCACCAGCAACGTCATGAGCACCTACGTGATCGCCGGTGGGCTCTCCGTGGCCGACCCGGCCGGGTATCGGCAAGAGATCGTGTATCTGCCGACCGCCGTCTACAAGCTCACCGATCTGCTTAGCGGGCGCCTGAACACCATCGATTTCGTCGTCACGTGGCTCGACCAGCAGGGCAACGAGTACCCTTTCATGTTGATGGCAGACGGCGTCGCCAACATCGTCGTCGCCTGGTTCCACAAGGATCTCTACCTCGCCGGAGGGCTGCAGTCGCGCAAGCAGTAAAAAAGGAATAGCCGCATTTTGCCGCCCCTGAATACACACACCATCGCCATGTCTTCCAGCGAACTCACTCCCGCAATCCGTCAGCGCCTCAAGGCGATCGATCTCCAGAACGCGGTCTACTCTCAGGGCCGCCTTCGCGGGCAGCCGATGATCGAAATCAAAGGCGGCGCACGCCGCCGCGCGGCGACCGAAACCGTCGCGGCTCACCACGTCCATGGCTATGAGCGCCCCCCTGAGCACGTGAGAGCCCACGTCGTCCACGCCCACACTGCGCGGGCCCACGAGAGCCACCGCGGCGCGACGCGGTACCATGTCCCCGAGGAGCACGTCCGCGAGCACGAACAGCACGCGTACGAGCGCCACGCCGGACCCGTCAGAGGCTACGAGATGCCCGCGCACCAGGTCCCCATCCACCACCACATCGAGGACATGACTCGCCGCCTCCAGGCACTCGAGACGGGCCACCACGCACGGTCGCACCACGCCCACCACTCAGAGGGCGGCGCAGTCTACGGCGGGGCTGTCTACGGCGGCCGCCACCGCAAGACGGACCGCCCCCTGACGGCCTACCAGCTCTTCGCCCGGGAGCACCTTCACGCCGCCCGGCAACGCGCGCTTGCGGAGGGCCTGAGTAGCCGCGCTGCCTCGACGGCAGCCCTCCGCGACGTCGCCGCTGCCTGGCGTGCGGCCCACTAAAAATTTGCGTCACCCTGGTGACGACAGTCGTGTGCATTTTGCGCGCTCCCTATAGCTTTTACCATGCCTATGCTCTCGTTCGTCCCTAGCAACTGGCCGATTGCGATCATCCGCGGCGGCCGGGACGCCGGGCGGATTATTTACGCCCACACCACCGAGGACCCCCGCCTCATGATCACGGGGAGGCGCCCCTCATCCTACTTCGCGGCCAGCGAGTTCGGGAGCGGCCGCGCGCAGCCCAACCTGGACGACGTCGACTCCCTCTACCGGGCCCTTGACGGCCACGGGTCCGTCCCGCACCACCTCGCCGGCCAGTTCGCACGAGCAAGCGCCGAGGCAGAGAAGCGCGCCATGCGCCAGTTCAAGCTCGAGGACCCCGACGCCAAGCTCGGCGTCGTCCCCCAGGCCGTGCCCAACCAGCGGGAGATGACCCTGATCGCGGGGCCCTCTGGGACGGGGAAAACTACCTGGGCAGCCCAGTACGCCCGCATGTACAAGGCGGCCTTCCCCGGGCAAAAAGTCTACGTCTTCACCTCGAAGCACGAGCTTGACCCGGCGTATGCGGGGCTCACTGAGGAGGACCTGCCCTTCGATCTCGAGGGACTCGACCAGCCGCCGTTCCTCGCGCCGGAGCATCTGCGCGACTCCCTCTGTATCTTCGACGACGTCGAGAATGTGCAACCGAAGAGCCTTCGCGACGCCGTCTTCGCCCTCAAAAAGGCGATCTCCGAGACGGGCCGCAGCTCCAACGTCTACCTGATCGTGATCAGCCACAGACCACTCCGCGGGAATGAGACCAAGGACGACCTGAACGAGAGCGACGGAATGATTGTCTTCCCTCGCCGCGGCACGACCTACCACGCGAATCGCATGCTGCAGGTCTACGGCGGCCTGAACAAAAGCCAGGCGAAGCGCGTCATCGAGGACACGGAAAACACCCGCTGGGTCTACTGCAAACTAAAAGGCGACATCCCCGCTTACTTGGTGAGCGAGAGTGAGATTGCCTTTCTGTAGAGGCCGTGCGCCTCGCCTATCTGAGTAAGCGGTTCGTCCAGGCGGTCACGACCTGATCCGGCGTGAATTTTTCGCCCGGTCCCGGCAGCCAGAGAGACGCGAACTGGTCCTCACTCAGGAAAGGCATCATGGCCCGCGCTAGGGCCCACCGCCCGCATGTCGCGACCTCGCTGGAGGAGCTCTGCAGGGGCCACTCGTTGCGCCAGATCTCGATCGGGTCGGGCGCGGCGCCGAGCAGGTGCGCTAGGTAGCAGATGTCCTGGCGAGACTCCCGGGCCCACTCCGCAGAGTAGTCGCGAAGCGGGTCGTCCACAGGGTCGCCATATGGGTCGGTGTAGAAGATGCGGCCGGCTTGGGGGCCCTCTCCTCGAACGACGCTTACCCAGTGGCCGCGGTGGGGCGACTCTTCGTAAAGGACGATGAGCTTCCCGTGGGCGATGTCGAGAATCCGCATGATGTCGGGCGGGAGGTCGTAGAGGCGCTGGTAGTTGATGACGAGGCAGTTGCCGCCGAGGGCGCGCTCTAGGTCGGTGTTCGAGAGAAGGCGGTCCATCTGCCTATAACCGCCGCGCAAAAATCGCTAGTCTCTCAGTGGTAGTAGCGCAGAGCGTCGCAGATGGCGCACTTCGGGTGTCCGCCGCGGTGTCCCTTCACGCGACGGCGTCCTCCCGCGATCTCCGCGACCGTCGCGCTTTCTTCGGCGGCCCGCGCGGCAGCCTCGGCCTTGGCCCGCTTCCGCTCCTCGAAGATCTGTTGGGGCGTCTTCTCGAGGGGGACGGTCGTCGCGGCGACCCGACCGACGAGGCCGCTGCGGGCTGCCTCCGCGGAAGCCTCGACCTCCTCGAGCGACTTCTCAGCCCGGCGCAGCTTTTTCTCGGCGATCTCGCGCAGCAGGGCCTCTCGGGATGACTCGGTCGCGCCCTTCGGCGGCGGCTTCGCTCTCACAGGAGGCGGCGGCGGGGGCGCTTCCATCTCAGCGCGGGAGCGGTATCCTGGCGGCGGCGGGGGCGGCGGAGGCGGGGGCGGCTCGAAGAAGTGCTCCTCGACCTCGACGCGGTGGGGCACGGGCTCGGCATGGGCTTCGACGGCGGCGTGGTGCTCCTCAACGGCTGCCGCGTGGGCTGCTGCGGGGTGATGGCCGCGGCGCTTCGGCGGAGGGGTGAAGAACTTTTTAATCCGCGTGAGGATGGCGGGAGTCTTGCGGCGGCCCTCTCCTTCGAAGAGGTTGATGAAGCCCTCGAGATGCTCTGGCTCGATGACCCCTGCAGCCGGCGGGGGCGGGGGCGGAGGCGCGGTCCTTCTCCTTTCCTCCTCGATGGCTCGCCTCTCCTCCCCAAGTCTCCGCCTCTCGGCCTCAATCTCGTGGGTCCGGTGTGCGACCCTCGCTCTCTCCTGCTCCAGCTTCTTCTCCTGCTGAGCGAGACGGAGGCGTACGGCAGCCTTTTGGCCGGTGATTTCTGAGGCGGCGAGAAGCTCCTCGTGGCGCTTGGCGGCTGTTGCGGCTTCGCGAGACGCTGCTGCGGCGGCAGCCCTCTCCGCGTGGGAGTGCGCGATGGCGGCCCGCCTTTCGCTCTCGGCCAGATCAGCTCGGTGAGCGACCAGGGCGCTCTCGACGCCCTCGAGCCTCTCGATCTGTGCCTGGATCTCATCGAACTTCTTCTTCTCCGCGGGGGAGAGCAGAGCTCGTTGGGCGATCCGCCTCTCCTCGGATTCGAGGGTTTCGCGCAGGCGACCCTGCTCGCCGGCGTTTAGGGCGTGGGCCTTTTTCTGGGCGGCAGCCCGGGTGAGAGGGCCCGAGAAGGTGCGGGTCTGACCTGCATGCCCCTTGCGCGTGTCCGGGCCGATGACGACGTACTTCGGGGGCGGGCCGCGGCCTACTTGCTGTGTGCTATAGACCATCGTGCGTGCGTGGTGCGTTATAAGCACCCCGGAAAACTTTCCAGGGGCGGTATAAGCACCATGGCCGCATTCACCACTGTTTACGCGCAAGGGCTAGTCGCCAAAACGCTCAACGGGGCGACCATTGGGACCGGATTCGCTCCGATGACCCCAGCGGTGACTTTCGTCAGCGTCCTCTTCGGCAGCGACACAACCGGTGACGGCTCGATGACGGCCCCGTACAAGACCATTCAGCACGCGATCAACCAAGCCGGGGCGCCTCCCCTCGATATCACCTACGTGGTCAACGTCATTGACGGTGGGACCTACCCCGAGAACCTCGTTGTCCCGAACGGCTTCAACATCAATGCCCCCGGAGCTCTCCTCGCGCCCGCCACGGGAGACGCCCTGACCATCGCCGACGCCCGGGCCTATTTCGAGGACATTACCGCGGGCGCGGGCGGCCGCTCCATCGTCTCGACGGCGATCAATGGAGGCGGATACGGCTCCGGCGCAATCGTCGACTGCCGCGTCGCCGACGGCGGCAACATCGAAAATACCGCCACGGGGAACCTCAGGGTGACGGCCCTCTCCCTCGCGGATACTCCCCAGGTCGTTGTGCACACGTCGGGGCTGATCTTTCTGGACGTCGCGATCGGCCTCCCCGAGCTCGTCGGCCAGGGGGTCGCGCCTATCGGAACCTCGATCTACAGCAACAGCTCGAACAAGCTCCTAGCATTCGACGGGCCCGCCTTTGCCGATTTCTCCTCGGTGACGAACTACAACGCGAGCCTTGCCTCCCCCGACATTCTCGCTGTGAACGTCCCCGGGTCGACGGCCGTGACTGTCACGCTGCCAGCCGTCGCTACATCTTCCGGATCGCGGATGTCGGTGACAATCGAGGCGCCCGCTGCTGGCTGCACGCTGACCGTTGTCTGTGCCGACTCAAGCGTGATCCAGGGCACGGCCGAGATCGGGCCCTCTCCTCTGCCCTACTCCGTCAACCTCCTCTGCGGCCTGACCAGCTGGATCGTGATGTAGGCTTGAGCTAGGCCTCTTTTGCGCGCCCTATATAAGCATCATGGCCGCTTTCACGACCGTCTACTGCCAAGAGATTGACACAGTCCGCATCAACGGCGTGCCGCCCTCAGGCCTGATCATCAGCGGGAGCATCGCCGCCGGCGACATCCCTGTCGGGACGGGTGGCCTTCCGCCGCTGACCGACTCTGGCATCAATGTCACAGCTGGGGCGGTCTCCGGTGCGGCAAGCTACGCAACGGCCGGCACGTTTCTCGGCCCGATCCCCGGCCCTGACGTCGGCCAGTTCATCGACCTTGACACGACCGCCCCACTTAACCAGGCCGTAGCATTCGACAAGACGACTGCCACGATGATCGTCGGCGCGGGGATTTCGAACACAAGCGACGCTACTCTTCTCCTCGCCAATGCAAGCGTCGATCCTACGCTGCCGACAGTCCTAACGAACACAAACGGCCCGACCTACGTCACTGGCGGCACGACCGCGGTTGTTCTCGGAACCGTGCAGACTATCGTCGGCGAGCAGACCGACGGCCACTTTCTCATCCTGGCAGACACTGGGGCGTACCTCGTCGCCCAGAATAGCCTGCCCCTGAACCTCTTCGGCACCCCCCTCAATCTCGGAGGGATCACTAACCTTACCATCGGTGACGGCGGCGGAAACACTGTAACGTTTACCCGGGCCGCGGGGGCTGCAAGCTACTCCCTCGTGTTCCCCGCCACGCAAGGAGGCGCGGGAGAGACGCTCCGAAATGATGGGTCGGGGAATCTCTCCTGGGGAGTATAGGATGGATCCCGCAGCCACCACCGCAGCCGTCGAGGCCAAAGTCGCCGCAATGAAAGCTTCCATCGATGCCTTCATCCGTCGCTGAGCCGGATAAAGCCGAGCCTTTTTGTGCGACCAGTATACCAACATCACCACATGGCCGCCTTCACGACCGTCTACTGCCAAGAACTCGACACGGCTCGCGTCAACGGCCGTGCCGTCGCCGATGTCGTCCTGCCGCCCGAGGCCGACGCCGCGCCAGGAGACGCCCTCATCCTCAACAGCCACCTCCATCCGGTGTGGGGAGCTGTTGGCGGCACCTCGTATAGCCCTGACACGCTCTTTGTCAGCAGCCTTCACGGCAGCGACATGACAGGCAACGGGTCTTTCAGTGCCCCGTTCGCCTCAATCACCGCCGCCTTCGCGCCCGCGGCCAGCGCGACCCTCCCTGTCACCATTGTCATTCTCGACGGCGCGATCTACTCCGAGGCCCTCGTCGTCAACTTCAGCGTGCCTCTGACCATCATCGCCGAGTCCGCGACGCTCAGCTATAGCGGGGAGGCGACCGCCTCGCTCATCATGCACTCAACATGCGAGGTCCGCTTCGCCGCAATCTCCGGCATCAGCACAGGCGGCATCGCCATCGCCACCGATGCTGCTAACGCCGTCGTGAAATGCTCGGCGGAGATCGTCGGAGACGTCCAAAACACGGGGTCGGGGACGCTCTTCCTCTCGTCCCCGATCATGACGGGGACGGTCTGGAACCTGGGCACGGGCAAGACCGTCAACGGCCTCCTCACCCCGCCTAGCAGCTTCACTGGCGTCGTCCAGCCGCCCTACATGGCGCAGCCTTCGACCGTCACCTGGAGCCAGACTTCGGCGTCGCAGCTCATCACGAACGGGGCGCAGGCGATCATCTGGGATACCCCCGTTGCGGGTGGCACGCAGGGGACCTTCGGCGGCCTCGACCTCCAGGGCGACGGCATCACGTTCGAAAACACCGACAACTTCGCTCACACCTTCCTTGTCTCGTTCACCGTCTTCATCGACGACGACGGCGCGGCCGCGGCGGGGTCCTACTTCTACGAACTGTGGTTGAAGGTCGACAGCGGCCTTGAGCTGAGCCCCCCGCTGGGTGTGACGACCGCACTGAACGTCACGACGGGCTCTGCCACAGCCCTCACGGGCAGCGCCCTCGTCCATCTGGAGCGGACGGGCTTCTTCACCCGGAAATCCTTCACGATCCAGTGCTCGACCAACTACCCCGGCGCGGGGTCTCTGGGTGTCAAACAGGACGGCTCGACCCGCATCAGCATCGTGCAGCTCTCGTAAGCCCAAAAAGCGCTTTTTGTGACCTCACTTGCGTCTCACGACTGGAGGGTGGGCCACCGGTTGGGATGACGCACGGCTTGGCGGGGCGGAGACCTCGATCCAGCCCTTCTCATTCGGCTGCGGCGCTGCTTGTGGCACTGCTGCTGCCTGCGGTGCTGCATGCGGCGCTGCCTGCGGTGCTGCATGCGGCGCTGCGCTGTGTGGCGCCGGAGTTGGCACGGGGACTGGCACAGGGATCGGAACAGGCACCGGCGCGGGCTTGGCGGCCGGCGGAGAAGGCTTCGCGGGTGCGGCGGTCGCGGCAGTTGCAGCGGTTGCGGCTGGGGACGACATCGTGTATAATCACCGACCATAAAACGCGGCTAGGATAACGCGAGATGCCTCACTTCGTCCAGTCTGTCCTCGTGCCCCGTCATCTGTTCTCGATAGAGGGCGCTGCCGACTGGGTCACTAAGCACGGCTACCATGTCACAAAAATCGACACCGCCCGCAACTTCTACCGCTTCCGGCAGGCGTCGCCGCACAGATATGCCGGCGGCCGCTATGTGACTCAACGCCTACCGAACGGCGTCGAACTTGTGCTCTATTACTACTGAGCTAGTCGCGCACTAGACAGATGCGTGCGATGTAGTCCACTGGGGCGCCGGCGTCTACCAGCGCCGCCCTGGGGACGATGAAATCAGCGGGGACGTTGTAGCTTCCGCCCACAATGCTCTTGAGGGCCGCATCCTCGGCTTTTTCAGCCTCTCTTTGCAGCCTCGATTTGACGCCTCCTCTCCTTCTCCCCCCGATCGAGGATCTGGCGGCGTTCGCCGCCCTGTGGATGGGACCAAACCACTCCATGAAGTCCCATGCACGGTCCACCACCCTATCATCAACGGCGCCCCACCACTTCCCCCCCATCATGCTCATGTAAGCCTCCTCCAGCTCCAGGTATGACGCGCTGAATGTCTCCATCTTTATTAAGGCGGTAAAGTTTTCTCGTAATTAATAGAAATGACCCTCCCGGAATCCGACCTCCCGGCTTGGCGGTACTTCGCTGCAGCGATGAACTTCATTGAGAAAATGGGAGTATCCCCCCTCGACCTGCGGATGCCCACTGACCCGCCAGCGTCACTTCCGGGGCTGCCCGTTGCTGCGCGACTGGAATGGCAGCGTCCACGGTAGTGGGGGCGGCACGCCCCCGTACGACAGGGGCGGCTTTTTCGAATAAAGGGCAGCGATCGCCGCAGCGATCTCGCTCAGACTCTCGTCAGGGTCGACATCCTTCTCAGGCTCAGCGTTGCTGCTGTAGAAACCTCGCGTCGATCGGTCGGCCATTTCCTCTCGGGTATACGAAGGCGCGCAAACCTCCAAACGAAAATATTAATCCGGAGGAACGAGCCGCTCATATCAGATTTAATGGGCGCCCTCGGCTAGTTTCCGCATTTGGCGGCTCTG